TATCAGTTGTTCCAACTCTACCAGCAGATTTCATTAATCTGTCAGCAGTGAACTGCAGTTGCACAGGGATGATTAATTTCATTCCTTGAGCAGCAACTTTTAATCCACGTTCATCAGTAAAGTTCGCAATGTCAATTAGCGACTGTTCTAATGAAGTTTCATTCAAGTCAGCAGCAGTAGTTAGTGTATTTTGAAACGTACCAGCAATAGTAGCATGCGTTGTAGAGAATAACGGAGATCCGTCACCACCTAAATAAGTAGTGCTGAATCCATTGTTCAATACGTTAGCTGCAGTCACTTGCTTAGTATTCGCCATAGATCTAGCTAATGCTTTTGTATATCTAGACGCAAGTCTGTCATACAAGTTGTCCTCAATCGCTTCTTCAGTGATCGCGAACGCAAGAGCTATAGTGTTATGCGTATATCTAGCAGTGAAAGTTTCGTTAGCTTGGTCGTAAGACACGCCAGAACCTTCAGCTTTTATCGCAGCATTACCGAATCCTGATAACATAACTTCTTCTTCAAATGCTCTTTCAGAAGTTTCTTTATCGAAGATTTCTTCGTGCTCGTTTTCGTAACGTTTGTATTCAAGTCCAAACAGAGCGTTTAAACCTGGTTCTAGTTCTTTAACTAGTTGTGATCGTGATATAGCCATAGTTTATTACTCCTTTAGATTAATTGTTGACCTTTGTTAATTCTAACAACGAAGTCTTCGCTAGCAACAGCTATCTCGTTTCCAATGAATTGAGATGGGCTAAGTACTAAACACTGACCAGTTGAAGAGTTAGAAGCTGCAAGATCTAGAGCAGTTGCAGAAATTCCATTTACAGAACTTCCTGCAGCATACTTAATATCAAATGCATTTCCAACAGCGCTTACACCTAGTGCAGTTCCTGTTGATTTAACAAGGTATAGTTGATTTGGATCATCTACTACATACGCATAGATGTTGCCTTGAGCAACGTCAGTTTGCGAGTAGTAATTTTGCCAAGTCGGTTTGTTTCTGTTGTTAGGGCTTACTTCTATTAGACAGCCGTTAAACACGCCTAATACTTGACCAGTTGCAGACGATGTTACAGCAACAACTGTTCCTGTAGCAGTTAATGCAGTTAAGTCACCTTGATAAATCGAAGTTGATTCGTTATCAACGATGTAAAACTGATCTTGTCCGCCGCTAGCGTAGCCACCACCAACTTTTCCTAGAGGTCTAAGACCAAAGGCTTTTGTTGAGTTTGCCATATTTATTTACTCCTTTAAGTTTATATTTAAACTTTGTTGGGTAGGAATTACTAAATAATTAGTCCTTCTTTGTACCACCAAAAGTTACACGAGTTTGCCTTTCACTACTGATTGGCATACTTGGATGCTGTTCCTTCATAGGATCGTTTGCAATAGCATCTTCTCGTTCTCTAGTTCTTCTTGCGAAGTACTCTTCACGAGATTTAGCGATCTCTTCAGGTACCCTAGCCAGCACTAGGCCGCCAACTCCAATCACTCCTGCGTATTTACCGTCTTTGACAACCGGATAATTCTGTTCAGGATATTCATCAGCTCTCACTAATTCATAACCTGATCTCATTCTGCCTGTGATATTTTTAGTATCATCAAAGCCTAATGATTCAGCTCTTATCCATCTGTGTCTAAAGCCGTCCGGCGCAGGTGGTGCATCTAAAGATGACGGTGGAGTCCAAACTTTAGGTCTATCTGTTTTAGACCTTGTTTCGCTCGCACGGGAAGTCTTAATTGTATTTTTTTCGTTTACCATATGCCTATACCTCCTTCGTGGTTAAATGTTTCGCATATTCTTCAAGTGGCACACCTAATCTTTTAGCAATTGCTACTTGTGATGGTGTGAGTCTCACAGTTTTTTTGCGTCCTGATTGGCTAGGACGATTAGCCGAAGCTACATTCTGTACAGGTTTAATTGTATTTTCTGTAGATACTGTTTCCTTTGTAGCAAATTTATGCGGAAATTCAAGTCTTATTCTCTTATCAATTTCTGCATAATATTCGTCACTTCTAGGATCAAATCCCTCTTCTTCTACAAGCTTTTTATGCAAATCAAATGCAGTATAAGTCATTGCAGAGTCATTACCAAACCAACTATTTCTAGAAGCCCAGTCTTCAGCTTTAGGGTCAGTTTGAGGAGTTTGAATTGTTTGTTGAGGAGTTATAGTAACTTCTTTTTGAGTATTAACCACATCTTGTTGATTAACTCTTAAATTACTTAATCTAGCTGCTTCTAAAGTTAATTCAGCAATTTGTTGTTGTGCTGAAACTTGAGCATCTATATCTCCTGCATTGATAGCTGATCTAAGTGCTATTTTTGCATTATCTAAACTAGACTTAACTCTGTTTTCAAATTCTGAAACATATTTTTGATCAGTTTTAGATAATCTTGATTCAATCTGTTCTTTTTCTTTTTTAACAGAATGAGCAAAATTAATAGCTTCTTCTCTTTGTCTTTCAGCTTCTCTAATTTTATGAGTTAATTTAGCAATACGTTTTTTAACACTTTCACTGTATTCTTCTAAATCATCTCTTTTAGTTTCAACCTTTTTTTCTAAAGGTTTTTTATCTTCTATTTTTTCTTTAGCTTCAACAACTGGCTTTTCAGCTTCTTGTTGAACTTCTATCTTCTCTTCCTTTTTCTCCTCCGCAGCAGCTTTCGCTTGCTCGTTGTTATCCAGTTCAATCTCAGCGCCTTCTTTTTCACCGACATCGATCATTGGATCGTTCTTTGGTTTTTTATCTTCAATTGGCATAGTGCCTCCTATGTTTAAATGTGATGAAGAACATCTTCAGGATTTTTAATAGTCCCTAGAACTTCGTCATCGTTTAGTAGTCGCACTTCTCCACCTTCTATTGGTAATCTTGAACCCGCATAACGAGCGAAGATAACCCAATCTCCTTTTTTACACCATGGACCTGTTGGATAACGTTCTTTATCGTTATATGCTAACGGTCCAATTTTAAGAACATAACCACAGTTTGTAGCTATTCTTAATTTGTCTAATGATTCTTGTGATATAATAATTCCACCTTTGGTTTTATCTTTAGGTGTAAATGGTAATACTAATATTCTCCAACCAGTAGGGTTAGGTAAACTATCAATTAAAGATTCAGAAATATTTTCTGCTCTTACAGTTTTTTGATCTTCTTGTTTGTATTTTTCTTCAAGACCTAGAACAGTCTTTGGTATTTCATTTGACTGAACATCAGTCGAGTTTAACAATTTTTCCGCCATCTTCGTTTAGCTCCTTTTTGTTTAGCAGGTTAGAGATTTCCTGTAATAAAAATTCGTATGTACGAATTTGTCCAAGTATATACTTGTATTTTTCCATATTGTCAACACCACCAGAAGTGATGCTTAAAGTTAGGTTTTCTAACTGCGCTTTCATAAAGCGTTGTAGTTTATAAGCTACGTCTACTGTTTCCATCTTCTTTTCCTTTTATTAGTTATATTAACAATTCCACTTTCTAAGGGATTTATTAATTCTTGAATTTGGGTCTCTTGCAGTTTTAGCTGAAGTTAATTTTGCTCGCATCCCTTTCATCCTACTACAGAATGACTTTCTTCTATTAGCAGCTTTAGAACCTTTTTTTAATTTACTAGGTTTTGTTGTAACAGCCATTGATAATTTAGAACCTGGATTTGCACGTCTATAAGATGCAATACCTTTTCTATTTAATCCACCTGATTCTGATTTACCTTCTTTACGTTGCCATGCTGGAGTAGCTTTACCACCAGATGCCATATAAGCTCTACCCATTCCTCTAGATATAATCATATTAATAAACCTTTGTAACTTTTTTTCTATCCTTCATTACTTTACCACAACCTCTAGCAATAAATCCACCTTTTTTAAAAGTAGGATTTGCAACAGGACTAAAAGAAATATCTTTATTTCTAGTTTTTGTTCCTTTTACAGTAACTGGTTTTTTTCTTCTATCTGTAAATAAAGGTCTATCTAATTTAGACATATTAAACAAATTTTGTTTTTTTAATCTTGATTGCTTTTCCTTGACCTCTTCCAACTAGACCCCCTTGAGCAAATTCTGGTTCAGCTGTAGAATCTTCTGGATGTAAACGATTTAAAGCTTCTTGTCTACTTTGTTCTTCTATAGCCTTTTTATATTTTTTATTTAAATCTTCTTCTGATTTTTTAAATTTTTCTTGTCTTCTTTTTTCTTGTTTATAAATTTTATTACCAGAATAGTCAGGCATTATTTTTTCTTTTTAGGAAAACCAGCTTTCATATTTGCATAAGCTTTAGCAGATATAGTAGTTTTAGATTTAGGTCTTGATATACCTAATTTTTTTCTACGATTTATATTTGCCCAAAGACCTGGTTTAGAAGAACCACCTTTTTTAAAAACACCTCTTCCTTTTAAAACATCAGCTCTAGTAACTTTTCCATCTCCTGTTAAATCAGGAAAAGAACCGTCTTTAAAACCAGTTCTTGCATTAATAACTTTTGCAACACCAGTTCCTCTTAACTGTTTTCCAAGTCCAGACATTATTTTTTCTTTTTAGCTCTGCCGCCTTTTTTCATATACTCAGCAGTTTCTTCTTCAGCATATTTCTCTGGAGATTTTTTTCCAGATTTAATAGCTTTAGCTTGTTTAGCTAAACTTTTTAATTCTTCGCCTTTATGCTTTTCAGCTTTTTCTTTTTTTACAAAAGCTTTAGGAGAAGTTTTTCCAGATTTAACTTCTTTAGCTTCTGCTAATTCTTCACCGTAAGTTTCTTTTCCACCAAAAGCTTTTCCGCCTTTAGCTAAAGCAGCTCCCATTCCTCTAAGAGCAATTCCGCCGCCTCTAAGTGCAGCTCCCATTCCTCTTAATGCGATACCACCACCTCTAAATGCTGGTCTTGGTCTTTGTTTAAAATCGTTTCTCATTTTTTTCTCCTTATCCGTTTTCCTGGTTAGTATTCGTCGGTCTATTTGCCATCGTTCTTGCAACCGACTCTGCTGAACGACCAACTACATAGCCTCCGAGTCCGACATTTAATAATGTCCAAACATCGCCAGGCAATTCAAAGGTAATAACTGCACCCATGAATACTTTTATAACAGGACCTATAACATAATTCCAAACTAAAATAAAGATTAAAACATACATTAAAAGAGGTCTCCAAGAGCTAGCAAACCAGCCAGCTTTTGCTTCAGCTTCAATGATTCTTGATGCTGCTTGTAACTCTTGAGTATGAGATTGTAGTAGTTGAGTTTGTAATTGTGCCTTTAATTTTTCTTGTAAATCTTTGTCAGGGATTGCTTTTTCAATTGTATTAAAAAGAATTTTTGCTAACGGTGCAATAGCTCCAAGCATTGGAAGCATATTAGAACCACTTAGCTATTTTTCTCTTATCAGCCATCATTCTTTTCTGACCTTTAACTGGTTGATATTGAGTTTCATCTTTGCTTGTCATCTCAACATCAATTCCACCTTTTTTATAACCATCAGAATTTATAAATTTGTCGTGACTTCCAACTTGTGTACCGTAAAGAGATGATTCATCATCATTTCCTCTTACAGCTCCACCTTGTGCGTAACCTTTTTTTGACATACCTGCCTCCGATAATGCGATTGCAATCGCTTGTTTTGGATTTTTAACTATTTTTCCAGATTTTCCTGAATGTAATTTGCCTGCTTTGAATTCATGCATTACTTTTTTAACTTTTCCTGGTTTTTTTTCCATAGTTTAATCCTTAGTTGTTTGTTTTTATATACTAATATCTAAAATACTACAATATCATTATTAGTTAGTTGATATTTTAGCATTTTGCATGCCTTGTTTAGCAAGATCTACGCCTATTTTAAGCTTTGTAAGGTCTTCTGTTTGAGCTATTTTCTCATCTGCTACTTGTCTGTTAGACATAATTTTTAATTTATCTAAATTATTTCTATCTTCAGCTTCTTTTTTCTTACGTTCATTCTCCATCGCTTTTAAATCTATTTCTCTAGCTTTAAGTTTAACTAATGGATCATTATCCATTCCAACATTAATTTTATTTTCTTCTTCCATATAATCTTTAGTCATCTCAGCAATTAAAATTGCTTTTCTAGATTCAATTCTTTGCATTAAATTTTGTATTTGCATTTGAAGTTGTTGAGCCATTTGTGGATTTGCTTGAGCTTGTTGTTGTAACATTGGTAATTGTTGTAACTCTTGTGCAAATTCTAATTGAATATGTTCTTGTGCCATTAATGAAATATGTTCAAGAACATTCTTTTGAATGACTGCCATTGCCATTGGATTATTTTTAACCATATTTAAACCCATAAAGTTTAAATGTGCTTCAATATGTGCTTTATGATCTTGTCCTGTAAATGCTTGAAACTGTCCACCTGACATTGCTGTAATGTGTTCAATAGACGGATCCATTGGTTGTGGCTTTTGTGGTGGAGGTAAAATTAAATCTATATTCTTAACTCCAATCGCTTCATACATTGTTCTGTAAACTTGATACAAATTATGCATTTGTGGATTAGACATTGCAAGTTGCATTTCAGTTTGTGCTAAATTAATTCTTTGTGTTTGTGAAAATATATTTGGATCTGCTACGGGTAATATATCTACTCTATCATCAAAGTCTGTAACTTTAATTTCTCTAGTTCCACCTATAACATCATATGGATAAACCGGTGGTAAGTACGTAGCAAATACTTTTGCTAATAATTCAAATTCATTTTTAAGTCCTGCGTATAATCTTTTATGAATAGCAGACATTACACGTGAACCTCTTTCAAGTAACGCCATCGTCGTTCCAACAGCCGCGGCTTGATTACCATCGCCCACTTGCATATCAGCGATGGACGCGAATCGTTGACCTGCTTGAACCACAATACCCATTAATTGTAATAATGTTGCATCAGGTCCTTTAAATGGAAGAGGCATAAATGCATCTCTTAAATTTCCTCCTGGTGCATCTACATCTCTAAACTCACCTGGTTGAATTGGTTGTGCATCATCTCTAACTCTAATACCTCTTTGTTTAAATCCTGAAGGTAAGTTAGCTAAAGTTCCTGCATCTAATAATTGACGTAATGCTTGAGTAGCAGTTCTTGATAATCCACCAATCATGTGAATTAAACCAAAGCCATAGAATCCTAAACCTGGTAAAAATTTGAAATGTACAAAGTAATTAATTTTTTTCTTTAATGGATCATTTGGTTTATAGTTACGTCTAATAGATAATACTTCTCTAGAAGATTCTTCAATCGTTACAACGTATGGAAGTTTAATTCCTGTGGGCTCACCATTTTGATCTTTATCTTCAAAACCTTCTATATCTAAATTAACATGACATTCTAATAGGGTATAGACATCCGCTTGTTTAGAAACTCTAATTCCTTGTAATTCTAATTGTTTCTTTTCAATATCATCTTGTTGTAATGGTGGTTCGCCTAATTCAACATCTTTATAAAATCCAGATACTTGTTGTTTCTTTAAATCATTTTCAGAAATTTTAAGTACATGAATAACAGCTTCAGCATCTTCTAATGATGTTGCAGTATAAGGAACAATTAAATCATCGGATGGTATAAATTTAGATACCGCTCTTTGTAACATTGCATCATAATAAACTTTTTTAAATGTAGATCCTGATAAAGGTAAATAGAATAACATTTGATCAAATTCAGGTTCATATTCTTTCATGACTGTCATAATTTGATAGTTCATAAAATCTCTAACTCTTTCTGCTTGTTCTTCTTTTTGAGAATCAATTTTACCTATGATCTGAGTTCTAACAGGACCATCCGCTGGTAATAATTCTTTATAAGCTTGTGATTGAAATTGTGTTACTGATTCTGCAAGAACAGGATGAGTTACTCCTGATGCATTTCTAAATGGTTGTGTTCTAGTTTTATATGTGAATCCTAAAAGATCTAAACCTTTAACATAAGTCATTTCCCAATCTTGTCTTGATGATTTATAATCTGTGTATTGTTCTTGTAACGTTGATCCAATCTCACCAAGAACACTATCATTTAAAAATTCTGCTAAGTTTGCATAATGATCTTCTCCGCCTGGTTGTGAAGCAAGAGATGGATCAAAAGAAATTTCTGCACCCCCATCCTCTGTTTGTTTAATTTCAACATCAGGATTTTGTGATTGCTGTACGTCTTCTTGAATGGATTGTTCTACTTCAGCTTGACCTGGTACTTGAATGGTCGTTAATGTATTAGGCAGCGCCTTATCTATATCAGCCATGATTAACTATACCTTCTTTTAAATAATGTTTCAACACCTTGTGGATTAGGACCTCTATCAGGTGGTATCGTTCTTGTCAAATCTGTATCAACAGGTTCACCTTTACTAATGTAACCACCATCAGCAAAACTATAATTATATTTTGCCATTAAATCACGGGTTCTAGGGTTAATAGAAAAAATAGTATTTGTTTGTGGTGTTTGATAATTAAAACCTAATCTAACATCTACAGGTGATTTATAAACATCTCTTGTTGAACCTACATCTTCAAAAACTTTATTTCCATATTGATCAAAATAAGGAACATTATAATTTCTATTCGTAGAAGATCTGTTGTAATCAACACTACCTGTTGCAGATAAATTATCAGTTAATCTATAACCGATGTCTGCACCATAATTTTGATTTGATGTTGAAATTTTTGTATAAGGATCTGGAGTATATGTTGTAGGACCTTGTATATTAACTCTTGGTTTAATTCCTAAATTACCAAATGTAATTGGATAATTTATAATACCCATATTATTTCCAAATTCATTTGCGATTGTTGGATCTTCTACTGGAGGATAACCACCATCTGAATAACCGATTGCGCCACCGCCGTATTGAAATCCACGTTCCGCGCTTTTATCTTCGCGTTGCTCTTTTTGCGAAACGCGGTTTACAAAGTTTTTAAAAGCTTCTTCTATTCCTGCCATATTAATAATATTCCCTGTTTTGATGATCTACAGGTTCGTCAATGTAATCTTCAGGATGATCTACAAACCCGCCTTGTCTAAATCTCATTACTGCTTGTGTCATAGAGTCTACTAAGTCATCGTTATCGCCATATGGAAATGCTGCGCATTCTTCTATGACTTCTTCTGCAAACCTATGATCAGGTGCCCATATCTGACCTGATTCAAATAATGGTGCAACTGAATTAACTCTAGAATGTTTATCATTTCCTCGGCTTGGTGTAAAGTTAACAACGGGGATACCTGATTTACGTAATTCATAGGTTAAAGGAAGTCCTGAAGCTTTAGATTCAACGATAACTGTATCGGGTCTCCAATAGTAATATTGTTCTAATGCCTTACGTTTTAACTCTGGAAACTCTAATCGTTCCTTAACGGCATCTAATAATATCAATTGAGGACCTGAATCTTCGTTTTCATAAAACACTCCCCAAGTTGTAATAGCTGAAAAATCGGCAGTTTCTTTTTTTAAAAATGCCGTATCATAACTTTGAATAATGTGAACACAATCTGGAATATAACTGTGTGTCCATTTACGCCACCATTCACGTTTAATGATTGAACCTTCTTCTGCTGTAGGATTTTGCATCCATTGTGCATTCCATTTTTGAACTGATAAAGATGCTTTCACCGATTCTAATTCTGATAGCTTCCAAAACTGTGGCCATACGGGTTGTTCATTTGGAAGGATTGCTGGAAATTCTATTAGCTCCCATTGATCTGCTTTATCGGTTGCCTGAGCTTTAATTAAAGATGATGTTAAATCTTTAATAGACCAACGTGTCATAACCACGACTATCTTACCACCTGGTTGTAAACGCTGTCTTGGTCCTGAGGTGTACCATTCATAAGCGCGCTCAAGTGCTTCTGGATTCAAAGCGTCCTGCTCGGAATGAGGATCGTCGATGATTAATAAATCTGCGCCTCGACCTGTTATCGCACCGCCGACACCGGCTGCAAAGTATTCACCGCCTTGATCGGTTTCCCAACGACCTGCTGCCTGACTATCTTCACGTAATCTTGTTTGAAAGATTTTTCTATACTCTTCGCTATCAATTAATGTCTTAGCTTTTCTACCGAATCGTATAGCGAGTTCAGCGGTGTGGGTTGTTTGGATAATTTTTAATTTTGGATTACGACCAATCATCCATGCAGGAAGTAAATAAGATGCAAACTCAGACTTGGTATGTCTAGGTGGCATATTGATTATAAGACGATTAATATCTCCTTTTGCAAGACGATTGAATTGATCAGCAATTTTTTTATGGTGATCCCCTTCAACGAAATCTGGCCAGACCGCTTTTACAAACTTTAAGAAATCCTCTGATATTTCTCTTTTGGTTTTCTTTTCATACTTCATCAAGAATAACTTTCTATATTCTTTACGTGCATCTATAGGTAGTTTTTCTATCTGTTCTTCTGTGAGTATTGTCTCTTCCATATTGACCCTCAATTATACAGTATTATTGATAAATAAGGAAGAGCTTGAAAGCATAATGAATGTTAAGAAAAAGGGTTTCATAAAAATTTTTTATAAAATTTTTGAGGCATTGCAATATTTATAAATTGAATTTTTTAGGGGGTAGGGGTAGGCAAAAGTGCCTATATTTTGGAAAACTTTTTAATGCGTATGAATGTATAAAAGTCGACTAAACCCTAACAGTTCAGATACATCTAAAATTTTAAGGGTATAGGGGGTAAGACAATTTCTTCGAAATTGACTTTCATTTCAAATCGGAAATAGCTTTGCTATTGCTTAATCATTAATCGCTAATCGCGATAAGGCGCACGCGTTGCGTGTATGGTATGAACGCGCATCGCGTATGGGTTGTGTCTATGGGTTTCGTGTGTAGGTTGTGAAGGGGTCGCCCCTCGTGGATGGAGGGGCGAGGATAGGGGATGGTTATGCGTGAACTTCTTTAAAAGAAATTACTTTAGAATTAGATTTATTAAATTCTGATTTGTATTCTTCAACAATCGTTTCTCCGATTATGTAAGCATACATATTAACAATTCTTTCTGGGTCGCTGAAGTCGGTAGTCACTTCTCCAAAATTAGATTGTTCATATTCTTTAATAATTTGTATTACATTAAACACTTCAGAACCAAGCCAATCAATCGCATCTTGTGTTCCAATTATGTAATAATTGGTATTAAATGCCTCGTGATGAAGATCGTCAAAATTTTCTTTAATCCATTTTTGATCGTGTTCTTCAATAAAATCTTCAAAGTGAGATTTTATTTCTTCGTATTTATATTGCATTAAGTTTAACATTTTATTTTCCTTTCTAGTTATTTAATTAATTTTTAATACTATTCGCGTTCCGTTGCAAGTTATTATTTAATCTTTTTTACAGCTCCAATGGTCAAAGAATAGCGAACAGAGGACCTGTGGCAGCCAAGCCACAGTTGTTGCCCAAAAGACACATTTCCTAGAAATCTTGTATCGGTTGCATTTGTTTACAAGGAGCAAGCGATACTTGGAACGATCACAGGCACAAGCAAGCGCAAGCTAGATTTTATTAAAGTGAGCTCTAATCGCGTTCCAGTCACAAGCAAGCGCGTTTGGCGCATCGGTGCCCAATGATAAAAGATCGTGAATAGAGGACCCTTCATAAAGTTTTGTTAAGCGAGGAGCGAGTGCCTCTAGTAGGATAAAATGATTGTAAGGATGGCGAACACAGAACGATATTTGATGAGGAGAGAAAGCAATTTTCTTACTACGACTTACTTTAGTTTCACAAGTGAAGAAATGATTATTTTTATTATATCCCAATGCGTCTGGTGTGCCAAAAGAGGCTGTGTTTTCTATTCTTGTCCACTTAATTTCTGGTGTTTCAATCTTAACTTTTGCCCAAAATTTACTCTCTAATCTTTTCGCCATTTCAAAGTAAGTACTACATCCTAAAAAGAAATGCAAATTGGGTGCACCCTAGGTATCATCTAGGGTGCGAGGAACGCGTGGGAAGGGTTTTAAATAAGACTTTTTTAAAGAGTTTCGAAGAAATCTCGCTCTTTTGGAATAATTGTATCTTGCAATGTCATCATCAATTCTTCAGCGCAATCTGCAACTTGTTCGTTATTGTAGCCAAGTTCTTTAGCCTCTTTTGCAAAGTGTTCTGTTGCCTCTTGTGGTGTCATTTTCTCATTATTAATTTTTAAATGACCATCTATGTAGTCTCCTAAAACTTGTTCAAATAAATCGCCAAGTGTCATTTCAAACTCTGGGATACTCATTATGCAACCTCCTTTTTAGGAAATAATCTATCAACATAATATTGGAAATCTTCAGCTTGTTCCCAAGTTTCAATAAAGTTAGCTAACCAAGTTTTTTGGCTTTCAGTTAAGTTAGGATAACCAAAATAAATTTCATCAGCACTACCTCTATCTGTTATTTTTTCTTTATCTAACCAATCATTATAGATTGTAGATAATTGACCAAGTACATCCATTTTATTTTCCTTTCTATTTGTTAGTTATTTTTTGTTATAGTGTTCGTTTTCTTTGTACCAAGTATAAATTGGATACTTTTTTAAAAACTCATCAAAAGTTCCTCCAATTTCATTTCTAAACTTGCAAAGGGTAGCATAATAACCACCATCTGCTCTTCCATCTCTTTTAATGGAAAACTCTAACTGTCTTTTTATTTCATTTTCTACTGTCATTATATTTTTTGCCATAATGTTTTAAACACTCTCTTTCCTTTCTTTTTGTCATAATAGCCGTAATAACCAACTACTATTTTTTTAGTTTTGTTTTTCATCTTCTTTTAGTATTTTTTTTATTTCATTTATTATCCAATCATTGTCACTAATTTCTGGATATTTTATTAAATGTTTAATCATAGACAATTTATTTTGTAATTGTTTATGATCTACAATTATTTGTCTAGCACGTGTTTTTTGTTCTGCAAAAACATTTTCTAAACAATTTATTGCCGTTTCTAGTTTAGTCATTTTTTCTCCTTTCTATTGTTTATATTATATTTAAATATTCTCCGAAATATACAAAAAAATACATCGTTGCATACCCCAAGAGAATAATTAAAATTGTAATAATTAATGCGTTTAAATCTTCTTTATTAAACATTAACTTTTACTCCTTTTATTAGTTTCATTTTTAAATAACTTTTATCAAACCAAAAAGGATAAAAACTTTTAACTTTTAACTTTTTACACATATCCCTATATGTTTTTATTAGTTCTTTATTAGTCATTTATTTTCCTTTCTTAATTATATTAAACGATGCAACATTGAAATAATAACCACTTTTTTCAATCATTTCAATTTCTCTTTTTTTATCTCTATATTCCATAGCGATATGATAACTGTCAAAAGTTTGATTATTTTCAACATTTGAATAATTACCATTATTTGTTTTTACTACTATATATTTAGTTTCTATCATTTTTTCTTCCTTTCTGTTGGTTAATTTAAACATCTTTTCTATAAAGTTCAAGTTCATTAGAACGACAATATATTAGATTTTCTGGTATAATAGTTCTGTAATTATTTACAGAATTATCCCAATAAACAATCATATCATCTTCCACTTTACTTGGCTTTCTTGTTTTGTTTGGAAAACTAAAAGTTCCATATCTTTTTACAAGTTCTCCAGTTTCTTTTTTAAAATAAATAAATAAAGATTTTTTATCAGCGATAATTTTCTTTATACTATTTAATTCTTCTTTTGTTAGTTTTTTCATTTTATTTCCTTTCTAGATATATTTTTACAGGGGCTTGAAAAATAAGTAAAGAGTAATTATATGAAATTATGGGATATTGTGGATATCTCCCATATCTACAAAACAAAGTTCCTTTCTAGTTTAAAGTGGGCTATTTCATTTTTAGCCCACTTTTAAAGCTCTAAAATTAGGACCATTAAAACCTGGTTTTAAACCTGGAATTTTTTACTTATAAATAGAGCTATTTATGCGCTCCAAAAAAATTAAGTCACAGGCACAAGCACAAGCGATAACAGGCGCAAGCGAATATTGACCTTTACTCACAATTACTGTAATTGTTGCAATTATGTCACTTCCCAAAAGATTAACAGAAATGCAAATTAAATTTGCTGAATTATTAGTATTTAATGAAGGCCGTAAAACTGCAACAGAATGTGCAATAGAGGCTGGATATGAAAAAGATTCAGCTTATGTAAGAGCAAGCGAATTAAGAAACCCTAGAAAATTTCCATTGGTTGTTAAATATATTGGTGAGCTTCGTGAAGAAATGCAAAAGAAACACGAGATAACATTTGAAAAACATATTGCTGAACTTGCAAAATTAAGAGAAGAGTCTAGAGCAAAAGGTGCTTGGTCAGCAGCTATCAATGCTGAAGTTGCAAGAGGTAAAGCAGCTGGGCTTTATATTGAACAAAAAATAATTAAACACGGAAAATTAGAAGATATGACTGAACAAGAATTAGAATTTAAAATGAAACAAATATTAGAGGACCATAAAGGTTTGATTGTAGAAGCTGACTTTGATGTTGTTAATGAAAAACAACAAGAAGAAAAACAAGAACAAATATCTCAAGAATAATTATTTTTCTGCTTCAAGTATAGCAAAACCGAGCTGTCTAACTATTTGTGGTACGATAGAATTACCTAAAGATTTTATTCTGTTGTTTCTATCTTTGTCCAATTCAAAGGATACCCCATTAGGAACTCCACAAATTCTGGATTGAGTTTGCCACCAGGTTTCCCTTCCTTCATCATTTTTATTGGTAATGAGTCCGAGTTTCTGTTCTTGTAAGATGGGCTCACTGTCGAGTCCTTGTAATCTCTCGTTGTTGGAGTTGGATAAAGTTTCACTGCCATTGTTAATGGTAGTCCTCCTTGTTTGTATTTCTTTGTTCTCTCCGATACTGAATCCTGTGTTGGAGTTGGATACATTTGTAGCGCTACTTTCTCTTCCAACTTTGAATTGTATTTGTTTCTCTTTGCTATTGTTTCCATATCTTCCGTCATTGCTGCTGATGCTCTCGGAGTTGGATACATCTCCATTACATCTCTCAACTTCACTCCCCATCTTTCTCCCTTTTTGTTTTCCCTGTAAAAATGACCATTCTCCATTTTTACATTCTTGGCTGCTCCTCCCTCTATGTCTGCTACTCTCGGAGTTGGAAACATCTTCACTGTATCTGCTAGATTTAGACTGTGAGAGTTCTTTCCATCTTTCGTCAATCTTCTCCCATCTTCCGTCAATATCATATTGGGATGTTCTATCTCTTGTGTTGTTGGAGTTGGAAGCATCCATCCGTACATTTCCATTGTTGAGGGGTCCACCTGTTCTCTCAAATTCGCTGGTTTGGTTCTTCCCTTTCTCGCTGTTGTCATTTGTCTTGTCGTTCCTTCCTTTGATCTTGGTGGAAGAACATCCATTGTGTTTGGAGTAGCCCATAATCCAAATTCTTTTTCTTTGGTGCCAAGCACCGACGCCTGAAGCTGGAACAACAAGACATTGGACTTCGAAACCTTCTTTTTCCAAGTCAGTTTGCACCTGTCGGAGTACCAAGCCGTTGTTGATGTTAATAAGACCTTCAACATTTTCGCCAATGAACCATCTGGGTTTACATTCTCTAACGACTCTAATAGTTTCATCCCAGAGGTATCTATCGTCATCTGTTCCTTTTCTTTTTCCTGCGACACTGAATGGTTGACATGGGAATCCTCCAGTAACAACATCTGCTTCATATTTATCTCCTTTGACATTTCGTATATCTCCTTCTATGGTTATGTTTGGCCAATGTTTTTTTAAGACTTTTTGGCAAAAGTCATCTTTCTCTACAAAAGCAATTGTTTCAAATCCTCCTGTAGATTCTAGTCCTAAACTAAAACCTCCAATTCCAGAAAATAGGTCCAATAATTTTAACATTACTTAACTTTAACCTCAACTGTTGCAAGTGTATCGTTGTGTTGGCTGCCGTGTGCAATTATAACAATTCTTGTTTTTTCAAAACCATTGTTTTTACCTACACCATTTGTATTCCAACCGAACGATATAACTTTACCATTTATTTTCATTATTCTTCCAATTTCTTTCTTACATTTAGACCAATAAGAATTATCAAGTTTATTGTTTAATGCAATACCATTACTGTGATATTTTTCTTTTAGTTGATGTGCTGAATAAGGTGGATCAAAAACAAGTTTATCAATAGATGCATCTTTAAATGATTTCATATAATCAATAGCATCTTGTTTGAATGGATATGGAAATGGATCAATATAATTATTTCCTAGCTCCTGCGAAATTAAATCTTTTATAGGTTTAATTTCAAAAGTTTTATGATTAGGCATTGCCCAATATCTCTCAAACCTTATTTCCATTTTCTTTCTATACTATTTGATTCGATCTTATTACCTTTGACATTTTATGTTTTTCTTTTTCTGTTTTCAATACAATTCTGTGTGTTTCAGTTTTACCAATAAGCATATTCTCCATTAATCTTATTTCACTAATGTCGTGCAAATCACCATTTGGCATTTGAACTTGTATTCTTGCATTACCAGCAACTTCAGATTTTTTAATAAACTTCTCTAAAACACTTAGTAATGTTTTTCCGTGTATCATTCTTATTACATTTAATACACTTGCATTGATTTATCAATAGACACCCAAAATTTGTTTTTTGAATACAACTAGAGATATTCGATTTCTCTAACACATCCAAGAGGGTAGACATTCCTGTCGCCATAACTAATTATCTCTCCGTCCTCAACTTCATACGAAGCAAAGGTCATTATTTTGTTTTCATCTGAATAGAACAAAAATCCCTCACTTACACAAGCACTACATTCCATATCCTTAAATTCGTCATTATCTGCCCAGGCAGTATCTCCAAGGATATCTATCCAATGTAATCTTATTCTAGGATATTTGCTAATGCTCATTCCCCCCTATAGTAGAACTTTTACCCAATTTTACAAACTAAATTTGAAAAAGGGGTCGCGCGCGCAGGATACAGTGAAATCCAATAAAATCAACACTTTTGCTAAAAACCCTTATAAAATGATATAGTCAAAAAACCGTTGGTAATCAACAAAACGCCACACCCCCAAATAAGCCTTATTTTATGCGCCTCCAGAATCGTTGCACGCCAAAGGAAATTTTCCGGTGGCGTAAAAAAAATCGTCTAGAATGATTGTATGCCAACACTTCTAGACGATTTACGCCACCAAAGCCACACGCCAGACCCCCTACGATGAAATTTTTTTTTTCATCACTACCCCTAAAATCTCCCTTATGGTGGCGTGACAACAAAAAAGCTATATAAATCAACGATCCCCGTTTCGCGCTACATTTTACGCCATTCCCTGTGGATTATTTCCTTGTTTAGTCATAATCGTCTGATATATGGCGAAACGCGGATAGGGGGTAATTCAGCATGGCTAAAAAGAAACAATCAATCGAAGATCTTTTAGAGGATATTAGAGCTAGTCTCGACCTATTAGAAGATAAAATCAACGACATCCAAGATAACAATGATTCCGATGAGGATAGTTGGGACGATGAGGATGATTCGGATGATTCAGAAGACGACGAGTAGACAAACGGTGTGGGGTTTAAAAGCCCCACATTAAAACCCCATTTCAACAAGTTCTCTATAAGTTCTTTTTAACAGTTGTGGGTATTCTGGGTTTGTAGAATAGTTGTAAAGCAAATTAAAATAGCGATTAACATCATTTATACGCAGTTTAGACTGTAATTCGCGTTCATTTCTAAACGATTTATAAGCGTCTTTCGTATTCAACAGATTTATATAATAGTCTATAGAATGGCATTTAGATCGAAATTTAGCCACTCTAAACGCTGCGTTTGGGTTGTTGGCAGGTGCCATGCCAGTATGTAAATTTTTAAACTGATATATGCCCATTAAATTGTTTCCCTCTAAAGCATAACGGCTGCGACCATAATTAGACTCTAAAGCCGCCTGTGTTAGTAGTAATTTTCTAGGTATTCTTTCTTCTTTTTTATACTTTTTATCTAAATAATCCGCACATTTATTGACCGATTGGACAAATTCTCTGTTATTCGAATAGCCAAAGGCGGGTTCCGAAAATACAACAAACAATACAATAAACAACCAAATCAGTATTGTTATTAGATACAGTATATAATGTTTTAAATTATTCACGTATTCCTCCTGCGATGTTAGTTGATTTAATTAGCTTATCTTGGATCCTTTTGCCAAGTTTTCGCTAGCCCATAAAGGCTGTAAATTTGTATAATGAAAGCATTTTGCTTGTTCTTCTGGTTTTGTCAAGTCGAAAGATGCGCAAGGAATTATATGATCTACGTGCCATTTTCCATAATTTTTTCTAGTCATACCCGATTTAAATGATTTTTCTAAATGAATCCATAATTGTTCTATATCACAACCTATTAATTCTTGTGTTGATTTAGATTTTTTAATTAAACCATTTAAAACTTTTCTAATTCTTGTTCCTAAATAATGTTTCATTTTAAA